AACGAAAAGGCAGAAGCGGATTGATCCCCGCTAGATGCCTCTACACATCGCAGCCTTAGAGGGGCCGTGGCGTATAACGCTTCGGTCCCTTTTTTCTTTGCGCACTCTGATGCGAGGCGACGTGATGGCAAAGTACAAGACTCTGAAGGGCGACGACCTGCCTAGCAGGAAGCCTATATTGAAGTTCAGGCCGTCAACTCGAGGGCAACCGTACACAATCCATTCGTACGCCACGTATGCCACCTCGAAACGACCGCGCAAGTACGGTGTTCGAGGCGGAAAGATTGGACCACCAAAGCCTAAGAAATGATCGTGATGTGATGGCTATATCCGGCGCACCAACAATTCTTCGTCCTCCACTCCATCCCGCTTGGATCGGCCGTTATTTGGATGGCAAAAGGAGAAGTCGAGTAAATCATGCCGCACGTCGCTTGCCTTTGGGCGGAATCGGGCCTGCGATCCAGCGCAATGTGGGGCCGCGCAAGTATGTGGGTTTGGGAAAGACGACTGCCGAGCTGATGGCGGAAGGCAACATCGGGCAAGGACGCGTGGCCTATGAGGATAGGGTCAACCAGAGGAAACAGAACGTGGCTATGCGTAGGCGTGCAAAGTATCTGGCCAGATCGCGTCGGATGGGTCGTCAGCCGAGGAAGTACAGGAGTAGCGCAAGCAGGAGTAATGACGACCGCTTCGGAGCGGGTAATTTAGAGACTCTTTTCGGCCCACCGTAAAAAAATGATCGATCTATCCAACGATGAAAAACGCGGCCGACTACTGAAGGCCGTCCGAGCTTCGCGAGATGCGATGGAGCCGTTTCGTCGTGTCCGCAAGGAACTCGTCCGCGACTACGTTGGATCGTGGTATCCATCAGGAGCGAGAAACAAAACGCTCGTCAACCTGATGAATCAGACGGCCCGCATCTACACGGTTGCGCTGGCTGCCAATAACCCGCAAGTGCTTGTCTCGACTCCATCGATCGAGAACCTGCCATTTTCTCGCCGGTTTGAGGTCAACCTGAACAAGTTGATCGGCGACATGAATCTGGATCGGACGTTCCGGCAAATCATGCTGGATGCGTTTTTCTGTCTCGGTTGCGGTGTGGTGATGATGCGTGACACCGACACGCGGTTTCATGGCCTGCTTGAGTCGGAAGAGGACGTCTGGCTTGATCCGGGGGAGCCGTGGCTGAACCGTGTGTCCATTGATGACCTGATTCTGGATATGCCCGCTAAAGAACTGACGAAGATGCGTTACTGCGGGCATCGGTATCGTGCGGACTACGAGAAAGTCATGGACGAACCGGGCTACTCGAAGAAGGTTAAGGATAAGCTGAAGCCGACAAGTCGCGAGCATCACGACCAAACGGGGGCGTCGCGAGACATAGCGTCCGAGTGGGGCCAGGCCGAAGACAACGACCTGAAAGACATGATCTGGCTTCAGGATATTTGGATTGCCGAGAACAATTCTATCGCCACGATGGCCTGCGATCAGCACGACATCGAGCCGTTGATTGAACGGGAGTGGACGGGATCACAAGCGGGGCCGTACAAGTTCCTGTCGCTTGGTGATACTCCGGACAACGTAATTCCGACCTCACCGGCAATCAACCTGAAGGGGATGCATGACCTGCAGAACCGATTGCACGCCAGGATGGAATCTGATTCGGATGCCCATCGGGTTGTGAATGTCTATCCGCCCGGAATGGAAGACGATGCCGAGCGATTACGAAAAGCGGAACGAAACAGTTGGCAGCGCGGCAAGAGTCCTGAACAGATCAAGCAGTTTGAACTAGGGGGAATCGATCAGCGGGACATGGCGATGGCTACGTTCCTCCAGCAAGAGTACGACCGCTTCGCCGGAAACCTTCAAGCAATGGGTGGCCTCGGCGCTCAATCATCGACCGTGGGCCAGGAAGAATTGATCCACGGCAGTGTCAGCAAGAACGTAGCCGACATGCGAATGGCCGTCGTGTCGTTTGCATCGGATTCCATCTTGGACCTTGGCCGATTGATGTGGGAGGACCAGACGCTTGAATTACATTCGTCCCTCCCGGTTGGGAATAGCGGCATTGAAATCCGCCAGGACTGGACGCCCGATTACCGTAGGGGCGAGTTTGAGGACTATCAGTTCAAGATTGAACCGTATTCGATGGTCTTCAAGACTCCGGAACAGAAGCTCCAAGAGCTATTCCAGGTTCTTCGGGAGATCGCTCCGCTATGGCCCATGTTCCAAGCATCGGGCGCTACATTGGACGCGCAGGCGATTGTCGAGGAAATAGCTCGGCTGAAGAACCGACCAGAATTCAAGCGGTTTATCACGTTCGCCGCCCCCTCGGACATGCTTGGTGGCGACCAGAATACTGTGCGTCAGTCCCCACACACAACCCGAGAGACAATCCGGAAAAACGTCGGAACGGGTGGCACGGCGGAAGCTAGAAACTCAGCCATGATCCAATCGCTATTAGGTGGGAAACCGCAGGTAAACGGGCAGCAAGCGGCCATGATGGGAAGGAGCCCGGCGTAATGGAATTAGTAATTGGCTTTATCTTTGGTCTTGTCGGCTGGGCTTTGTTTGCGAAATGGATTGGGTTGTGGGGAGACGGTACATGAACGACGAACATCACGCAGGGAACATACAAGCGATGGGTGGACTGAGCGACAAGCAAACAGGCGACAAGCACACAGCCTATGTAAGCGTAAGACTGGTGGATCGCGACCGGACATTCGAGTGGCGTGAAGTCGAATGTGATCCCGTCCACGCCATGAGTCTCATGGACGCAGTCAAGATCGTCGAGGCACAAGAGGACGTTGAAGCGGTATTGGAAGCAAGCTGGGTTCAAGGAGGAGGCGTGACATGAGTGGAGCCACGTATTACCTCAACGGCAAAGAAGTGACTGCTAAGAAGTTCCGTGCAGGCGGCAAGAGTGACTGGCTGAAAGCATCGCCGATGATTGCCAACACCTATAACGAGCACGATCCGCTGTTGTCCGAAGCACTGGGTTGCATGAAAAGCCAAGTGCCAGAGATGCGACAGTTGCTTGAGTCCGAAGGGGTTCAGGGTGTTGGCATTCTGGACAGCGGACAGGCAAGAATCACAAGTCGTCGCGGTCGCAACCACCTAATGCGACTGCTCACTGAGATTCGCGGAAACAAGTACCACGACATTGACGGAGGGTATAGCGATGGGTAGTGCGATCACATTCGATACCGGAATTCCAGACTTCACATCGCTGCTCGTCGTTGAAGGACTAGGGCTGTGTCAGCTACGCACCTTTTACGAAGACGGCGATGTGTTGCTCTACATGGGCAGCAATCGCATGTTCCGAGCCAACGGTAAGCACAAGTGGCGATACGCATAACCTACGGAGATTGATCAAATGTCAGACCAGCTAACAGCAGAAACTACGCCAGAAGAGATGCTGAAGATTGTGGACGATATTGCAGCGGAACGCACCGGTGAACCCGAGGGCAAGAGCGACGCGCAAATCACGTCCGAGCATTCCAACAACGAACACAAAGAAACACCTGCCGAGGAAAAACCCGGCAATGAAGCCGCCGAAGTCGATACCGGCGACGGCGATGACCAAGGTGGTGATGATTCCGGCGACCAGTCGTGGATTGACGACGACTTGAAAGCCGAGGTAGCCGCGTATGGCGTTGATGAGTCGGACCTTGCCGATTTCGCCAACCGCGAGGAACTGGAACTGGCTCTGCGATTCTTGGGCAAGAGAGCACTGGCTGCTGGACGCGAGGCTTTGGCCGAAACGGACGGTGAAGGTGAAACGAAAGTCGCAGCTCGCAACGAAAAAGGCCAGTTCACGAAGGGCGAGGAAAAACAGGATCCGCCCCAGGCCGACCCGCCCCCAGAAGCACGGGACGGTCAGTACGAGGTTAAGCTGGACAAGGACGTGTACGACGAGGATGTCGTAGAGGAATTCACTCGAATGCGAGACCACTACGAATCGTGGCTTTCTGCGTTGGAGTCCAGAATTGCAGACTCGCAAGCCTATTACGAGGATGCAGCTGCAACCGTCGCAGAGCAGAGGTTTGATTCTGCTGTTGATGCGATGAAGATGCCAAAATTGTTTGGCACGACTGGTAAGGAGAGCCCACAGGAACTGGAGCGTAGGCAGGATCTTTTGGTTCAGGCTAAAGCCCAGCAACTTGGTCTCAAAAAGCTGACTGGTCGCGACGTGGACCTTGAATCGCTAGTCGCCCGTGTGGCACCAATGGTGTTCTCGGAAGACTTCGATAAACAAAAACTGAAATCCAGAACCCGCAAGATTTCCAAGCAGAGCAACGGTCGACAAGGCGGCGGGGCAACCCGACCGCAAGACCCAAGGGAAGACCCGAGGGACGAAGCCGATCGCCTCTACAAAGAACTTGAGGGTAATAAATAAAGGAGTAGCCAGATGGCACTCGGCATTGAGCAAATTGATGACTTTGTAGCCGGCATTCACCAGAAGTTTGCTGGTGAAGATAGGCTTGCGGCGCAGGACATTTCCCTGCCGCTGCAAGAGTACAAGTACGCATCGCGTCTCTTCAGTGGGAACTTGAAGAAGGACACGATGAGCACGTCGCAGTGCAAGTGGAAGGTCAAGACGGCGACGAACGATAACTTCCAGGTTGTCGGGCTGTACCATCGTGATTCTTCGTCTCGCGTGAACGTCCTGAATGAAGGGTCGTTGAAGTGGGGGTTGACGACAAACAACTACCACTACGACATCGACGAGGAAATCTTCCAGACCGGCGGACGGCAGATTTACGATTACCTCGAATCGCTTGAGCGTGATCTGATGACGTCGTTCTACACTGGCATGGAAGACCTGATGTTTGGTCCTGGTCCTGGCAGTTCGACGGTGTCTCCGTTCCCGCCCGTGTCTCTGTTGTGGTGGATCACCTCGACAGACGACAGTGTGACCGAGAACAACTCGGAAGAGGGCTTCGACGGTTACGAGCCCGTTGGCTGGACGGACGTTGGTGGGATCGACCCATCGACCTTCGACCAGTGGCGGAACCGTACGTTCCCCTACACGGTGGTCGATCGCGAAGACTTCGTCGAGAAGACCATTAACTCGATGGACTTGTGCCAGTTCATGCCGCCGGTGCAGCGACCGGACATCGTGGATCAGAAGCGCCACGATTGGGAACTGCTGACTACGCACAGTCGTTTGGCCGCCGCGCGTCGGTTGCTCCAATTGGGCAACGACAACATCGGCGACGACATGGCGGCGCACAGCGGTACGGTTTACATCCGTGGCGTTCCGTTGAACTGGATTCCTGCTTGGACGAATGCCGCCAGTGCGAACGCTCGCACGGATGGGGTGGTTCTCGGTGTGAACTGGGCCTCGTTCAAATGCTACTACGCCGCCGGCCGCATGATGCGAAAGCGGAAGGCGTTCCAGCATCCCGACATGAGCAACGTGCGAGTTCGGGCAATGGACGATTCGGTTCAATTGGTGTGTTTCAACCGCCGGGCTAACTTTCGGGGTTACAGCACGGTAACGGTAACTGAAACCGCGTAAGGAGACATCTCCGTGTCGTCGTAGCGAGGGGTGCGACGTTAAATACGAACCCCTTTTTTACTTCAGGGACAACGCCCACCCTTAGCTGGGAAGATCCCCTTTTTTGCAAAAGGAGTGCAACAATGCACACACTATTTGAAGACATGAGTACCAGGCTGTTCTCTCCGCGCGTGTGGCGTGGGTTTGCGGCTCCACAATCTTTTTCGCCGAACGGCAGTGTTGCGACAGGGGGCAGCGGGAATCCGGCTTTCGGGTTCTTTGACGACTTCCTAACCTTCTCCGAGACCACTTTGGTCGGGCCTTACGCGAATCTCGTTACTCCGGCCGGCACTTTGGCTAAGGTCGCGGATACGGCATCGGCAAAGGGAATTCTGAGTGCCACTATCGTTGGTGACACAGCCGAAGACGAGAATGTGCTCAAGTGGGGGTCGACGTTGTCTGCGCCGTTTTTGCTGGCAACCAACGACCTTGCGTTTGAGTGCTGCCTCTCGATGTCGGCAATCACCGCAGCCAAGTGGAACATCGGCGTTGGACTCGGTCAGGCTGACATGATTACGACGGACCTCATGTTCACAGACGCCGATATCTTGGCAGACAAAAACTTCTGCGGGTTTGTCAAGCTCGTAGGGGAGGCTGGCGTGTTCGATGGTGCCTACAAGGCAGACGGTCAAACGTACCAAGATGGTGCGACCAAGACCAAGCTGAACGCCTTGGCGACGTTCACTGCCGGCTTGACGACCTACATCAAGCTCGGCATACGCTATCGCGCCCACCCGAAGGCGCTTGAGTTCTACGTTGACGGGGCCGCTCTTGGCAATATCGCCCCGGCCCGGCTGACGGCATCGGAACTCGACGCCGCCACATTCCCCGACGACGCGCAACTTGCTCCCATTATCGGGATCAAGGACAGTGCCGGTGATACGGCGCTCAACGTGCAGGTCGATTGGTGGGCCTGCGCCCAGTACGAGTAACCATCGCGTAGCCGCTGGGGGCGGGTTCGCTCGTCCCCAGCAAGCTGCGACTTGTAATCGGGTGACCCATGACTGTTCTCTACAAACAGCCCAGTGAAGCCAAACTTTTCTACATCGAGTTTAGCAACCAACTCGTTAGTGGAGATTCTCTGTCTACAATCACCAGTGTTCTTGAATCCACTGGTGGTATCGCAATCTCCAGCACGTCAATTGTCGGGACCACGGTCAAGGCCACGTATTCCGGTGGCGTGGACGGAACCACGTACGCCATCGTGGCAATCGTCGTTACAGCTGACGGGGAAACGATCGAGTCCGATGTTTACCTGCGGGTCATCGATTCTTCGGCCACCACGTATGCCACCAGCTACTTCGGGCTGATTGAACGAGTCGGCCACTACCTGTTTGGAATTCGCACGGGATATACCGGGGATCAATTATGCGACATCGAAGACTGTATGGCTGACGGTCTGCGCAACGTGTACGCGGCGCACGATTGGTCGTTCTTCAAGCCCATCGAGGACATCACCACGACCGCGCCAGTCTCGACAGGGACGATAGAAGTGACCTTGGGCGTGGTGACGCTAACGGGCAGCACATTCCCAAGCGCCTGGGCGGCGGACGGCATCATCAAGTTCGGCGATAACTATTATTCGGTCGCCTCATACGACAGCACCACGCAAATCACTTTGGATGACCTAACTGCCGATGCGGATGCTCTAACCACTTACGAGCTTGCCAGGCCAGAGATTCCGTTAGCAGCCACGTTTGAGTCGGTCGCAAATGATAGCAACCTGACCTACTACCCAGACCAGAATGAACTGTATCCTGCCGTTCGCCAGAGGGGCGATCAGGCAATTCGGACGCGGGAACAAGATGATCCTTATTTCGACCGCCCCATCTTCTACTCGGTTCGGACGGTTGAGTTTGATCCTTTGGTTGGATCACGCAAACGGTTGGCGTTCTATCCGACTCCCGACGCGGCCTACGTCCTTCGGGTTCCCATGATCCTACGGGCGACGATGATCGACGAGACGAATCTATACCCAGTGGGCGGTGAGACCTTAACACAGGTCATCACGGAAGCCTGCTTGGCCGCGGCAGAGGACAACTTTGAGGAACAAGAAGGGCGACACACCAAGCGGTTCCAAGAGCTATTACCCCTTGCGATTGCT